AGCCTGAGCGGCGGCAGAGTCTACAGCTCGTTTGTGCGGGCTCAGAACATGCAAGCGGTCTGCCCCGACCAGCGGTTCCCGCTGCTGTGGGCCCTGGACTTCAATGTGGACCCAATGAGCTCGCTGGTGGCGCAAATCGTGGGCGGCAGGGTACGAGTGCTGGATGAGATCGTAGTGCGGAACGGGACGACGGCGGAGGCCTGCGAGAGATTCCTGGATCGGTACCCGGAGCACCCGGCAGGCGTGCAGATTTACGGGGACGCGTCGGGGAATCAGAGGCAAACGACGGGAGCGTCGGATTACGAGATGATCCGGGAGTACTTTCAATTTCACTCGAGGGTGACACTTCATTATCACGTGCCGCGCGCGAACCCGAGTGTACGCGAGCGGATCAACCTGACGAACGCCAAGCTGCGATCCGCCGCGGGAGAGATCGGGCTGTTGGTGGACCCTCGTTGCAAGGAGCTCATCAAAGATCTGGAGCAGGTGGCGTACAAGACCGATTCGAACGTGATCGATAAGGACCGCGACCGCATGAGGACGCATTTGTCGGACGCGCTGGGGTACCTGTTGTGGCAAGAATGCAGAACGCTGCCCGGAGTCGGGGAGCGACGGGAGCGACTGTTCTAGTTATGGAGACAATCAACAGGGAGCATCCGGAATACGCCGCGCGAAAGGCGACGTGGAGGCGCTACAGGGACCTGTACGCCGGCGGCGAACAACTCAGGGCGCACGCGGGAGAGTACCTGCTGCGCCGGCACAAGGAACCAGGAGAGGTCTACCAGGAGCGACTCAGCCGGGTGTTTTATCAGAACTACATCGGCTCGATTGTGGACTGGTATGCAGCGACGCTGATGCATCGCGAGCCGGCACTGATGCTGGAAGGAGCCGACACCCGAACCAAGAGTTTCTACAGCCTGCTGGCCAACGATTGCGATCTGAAGGGCACCAGCCTCAGCGAATTCTTCCGGAAACGATATGTCGAAGCGCTGGTCTGTGGTTCGAGCTACCTGGCCGTTGACTTCCCGCGCGCAGCAGGGCCCGCAATGACGCGGGCGGAGGAGGACGCTGCGGGAACGTCGCGGGCTTACCTGGTGGACTACGGCGCAGACGAGGTCATCAACTGGAACTACGATGCACATGGCGGGATGGACTGGGCGGTCATTCGCACATCCTGCCTGCAGCAATCCAAGGTGACTGACGCGAAGTGGGAGCAAGAGACGCGCTGGATCTACTACGACCGCGAGAAGTTTCAAGTCTACCGCAGGGCCGGAGAGGGCAAGCCGATCGAGACGATCGATGAAGGGCGGCACGCGCTGGCTTCGCTGGGCCGAGTTCCGCTGTTTCCGATGCGGGTGGCCGAGGGTCTGTGGTTGATGAACAAGGCTGCGCTGCTGCAACTGGAGCATTTCAACAAGGCGAATGCGCTGGCGTGGGCGCTGACGATGGGCCTGTTCGCCATGCCAGTAGTGTACTCGGAGCGGGAGTGGAACCAGATTGTGGGCGAGTCCTATTACATTCAGCTGGGGCCTGAGGACCGGTTTGGATGGACCGAGCCAGAGGGGAAAGTGTATCAGATCGCGGCAGACAACCTGGTACAGCTAAAGGACGAAATCTATAGGGTTTGTTACCTGAACAATCAGGCAACGGGGGGTGCGTCCAGTACGGCCAACCAATCGGCGCTGGGCAAGCAACTGGACTTCGCCACGACGGCCGAAGTTCTGGCGGCTTACGGAACGGCCGTGCGGGAGAGCATGAAACAGGTGCTGTGGGCAATCGCCGCGGCGCGGCAGGACGAAGTGGTTATCGACGTTGCAGGGATGGACGAATTCGACATCAATGACTTCAGCACGGAACTGGACGACGCACAGAAGCTGCTGAGCCTGGGAATTGACTCTCCAACCCTTATCAAGCAGATCCACAAGCGGCTGGCGTTTCAATACCTGGCCGATGCGAGGCAAGAGGTGAAGACCCGGGTGAGCGAGGAGATCGACGGGGTCAGGGGGTAGGGCCCGGCAAGCGAGCGACGAGCAGTGCAGTGCAAGGCAAGGCAAGGCAACGCAACGCGAAGGGGTGCAGGAGAGGCACGAGGCTGCGACGGCCGGGCAGCCGGCAAGGTGCGTGGAAGGCCCATCCGCATGCCGGCGCGGCCCGCGCCGATCCGCACCGACGGCACAGGAAACAGGTTGTTCCACTAGTTTGCGCAACAGATCGGGGAGAAGAGTCTATGGAAGGAATTGACGTGCAGGCGATCGTCAGGCAGGCGATTGAAGAGTTTGTGAACCACGAGCAGGCCAAAGCCGAACCAGCCCACAAGGCAGAGTTGCACGAGGAACGGCGGCGGCGAGAGCAACTGGAGCGGCGAGTCAACGAGCTAGTGGAAGAGAACAAGAGGAACCAGGTGGCGGCTGAGGAGGCGGAGCGGGCGTCGACGGTGCGCGCGGAATTGCAGCGGCTGGGTGTGGCGAAGGTGGACCTGGCATTCAAGGCGGTACAGGACGAGATCGTACGGAGGGAGGACGGACGCCTGATGGCGCGGGTAGAGGGCGGCGAACTACCGGCCCGGGAGTATCTGGCGGCGTTCGTCAAGGAGAATCCGGAGTTTCTGCCGGCACGAATCGCCGGCGGCAGCGGATTAGCCACGATGGTGAAGAGCCCTGGCGGAAACGAGCCGTTGACGCTGGAACGAATCAGGCCGGGGATGAGCGCGGAAGAAATGCGGCGGGTACGAGAGGAAATCGTGCGCGTGGCGTCGCAGACCCTGAAGGGTCTGTAGTGACAAGTCCGGCCAGCCGGCCGGCAAGTACAAACCAAGGAGAAAGAATGGGAGCAATTACAAGCAACAACGTCGCGAGCGCGATTGTGAAGCTGGTGGCGGCGGACGCTTTGCCGGTGCTGGTTGGGAACCTTGTCATGGGCAACCTGGTGAATCGCGATTACGAGCCCGTGCTGGCGAACGCCGGAGACACAGTAAATGTGCCGATACCGCCGGCAATGCACGCCAACAACATCGCGGACGGCAGCACAGTTACGCCGCAGAATCCCGGTTTGGGCAATGCTCAGATCGTGCTGAATACGCACGCAGAGGCAACGTTCCAGATTCCGGACGTGACGAAGGTTCTGGCGGTACCGGATCTACTGAAGATCTACATGCAGCCGGCGGTAGCGGCGATCGCGCAGAAGATCGAAGGCGACCTGCTGAACCTATACGCCGGGTTCACGACGAACACCCCTGTGGGAACGCCTGGCTCGCCGTTGACGGAAGCGACGGTGGACGCGGCGGAAACGGCGCTGTTCATGGCCAAAGTTCCGCCGACGGAGCACAAGTTCATCGTGGTGGACGCGGCTGCCTACTCAGCCTGGCGACAGATTCCGCTGTTCGAGGAATTCCAAACGGCTGGGGCGGCGGGACTGACCGCACTGGTTGACGGGACGATCGGCAAGTACAAGGACTTTTACGTCTTCCGATCGCAATTCGTCCCGAAGACGGGAAGCAGCCCGGTAAATACGCACAACCTGGCGTTTTCGCGGGACGCGATCGGCCTGGTGGTACGCCGGCTGCCGCAGCCTCTTCCGGGGACGGGAGCGATTGCGGAGTACGCGGAGTTGGGCAACTTCGGGATGCGAGTCGTGATGAGCTACCAGCCGACCACGCTGGCCCAGCAGTTCACAGTGGACGTTCTCTACGGCTGCGGCGTGCTGCGCAACGAGTGCGGTGTGCAGGTGAACACGTAGGCGGGGAGTCAAGGCGCGGGCCGGCGGCCGCCCAACCGTGGAGCCGGCCCGCAGCGAAAGCGAGGAGAACGGAATGGACCTGAGATTGTACTACCAGAAGGTGCGGGAGACGCAGGCGAAGATCACGGATCCGTTTCCCGTGGTGGAGAGCTGCGAGACAAGCGACGGAGGCACGGCCGGGAGGTTGACGGAAGTGACGGCGGCACTGGCGGCGAAACTGATTGTCGAGGGGGCGGCGCGGCTGGCCAAAGAATCGGACGCCGCGGCCTTTCGGGAAGCGCGGACGCGAGCCAAGCAGGCAGCGGATGAGGCGTTGGCGGCATCGAAGGTGCAGATGATGTTCCTGCCGGCGACGGATTGGAACAAGATGCAGGACGCGGGGAAGCGCGTCAGGAACCAGGCATAAGGGGATGGCGCTATTCACGGACGGGCCTCCTTCCAGCATCGAACAGCTTACGACCCTGGACTCGCAATTGCTGACGATTGCGAGCAGCGAAGGGATCGACGTGACCAGGAAACTGGAGCTGGCGCAGGAGGAACTGGCGCTGGATCTGCAGGCATTGCTGCAGAGGGCGGGGCGGGCGGACGGATGGATGCAGGCGGGGAGCAGGCAGGGGCTGGACCACGTAGTCGTGACGGCGGCGCTCCGCCTGTGGCACGCGTATCGCACTCTGGAGATGACCTACAGCGACGCGTATAACAGCCAACTCAACGACCGCTACCAAGGTAAACGGGACCAGTTTCACGCGATCGCGCGATCCTATCGCGAGCGATTGCTCGAGGCCGGAGTAGGGATCGCTTCTCTGCCGGTGCCGCGGGCGGCGGCGGTGCTGCTGCAGGCTAGTCCGGGGAGCTTGCCGGACAACGTTTATTACGTGACTGCAGCCTGGGTAAACGGGGCAGGCGAAGAAGGCGCGAGTGCGAATCCGGAAACGATTGCAACGTCGTCCAGCACTTTTGCGGCGCAGTTGGGGCAAGCGCCCGCGAACATCGCCGGCTGGAACGTCTATGTCGGGGTGGACCCGTACTGCATGACGCTGCAAAACAGTTTGCCGCTCGAGGCCGGCGCAGCCTGGGTGCAGCCGGTTTGGATCGACACTGCGGGACGCAAGGCGGGGGACGGCCAAGCTCCAAGCTACGTGCAAGCGCTGCCGAGGATGATGCAGAGAGGCTGATGGCGACAACGATAGGGAACACGACGACGGCCAGGACGGTGCAGCTCCTGACCGGTTCGGGCGGCATGAATCTGAGTCTCGAAGCAATGGCGTTGAGCGGCGAAGACAGCGTTGCGCCGCTGAGCGCGACACAGGTTCTCGCCGAGAACGTAGCGGCCGATTTGGTGGAGAGGGCGAGCACGGTGCGTTACCCAACGGTCAACGTTTACTGCGAAAAGGTCATCAACCAACTGGTGGAGAAGTTCCGGACCTTTTCGGGGGTCTCGCAGATGGCGATTGAGGTTCGGCATTCTCAAGACCGGCTGGAAGGGCTGCAGGACACCGTCGAGCTATACGCCAGCGCGGTGACACAAACGCTCGATTCGAGCCGGGGAGACTGGGGCAGCGGGATGTACTACGCAGGCGGGTATCAAGTGACGTTCGGCGCGGTGAAGCGGGGCGGGAAGAATTTCGTCCAGGCTGCCAAGGTGACCTTTGAGATTGGAGTGAGCATCAACTAGCATGGCTTCGTATATTTCGTCAAACGCAAACCGCTTCTACACGGCACTGGAGAGCGCGTATGGCAGCGTGGCGCCGATCTCAGCAAGCAACCGGATGCCGGCGCTCAAGCTCATCGTACAGCAACAGCGCGAGGTTACCAGCAGAAAGGACAAGACGGGCAGCCGCACATTTCCGGGTTTGCCGGCGGGAGGGCGGCGGCGGACGACGTTCGAACTGCGGACGTACCTGACGAGCTGGCAAGCTGCAGCGGGTGGACCGGCATACGGGCCGCTCTTCCAGGCGGCGTTGGGCGGGACCCCGCAGAGCTTCCCTGGCGGGGTAGTGGCAGAATACTCGCTAACGACCTTAGGTTTCGCCTCACCTCACGGATTGAGTGCGAACCAGGCGATTTCCTGCGGCGGCGAGATCCGATTTGTGACAACAGTGGTGGACGCGGACACGGTGCAGATCAACGCGCCGTTTACCGCGGCTCCGGCAGCCGGCACACGGTTGAGCGCCGCAGTGACCTACCAGCCGGCGACCGAGTTGCCAAGCGCCAGCGTGTTCGATTACTGGGACCCCGCGAGCGCCGTGCAGCGAATCCTGACGGGAGCCGCCGTGGATCAGATGGAGGTGCTGATCAACGGCGACTACCACGAGTTCCACTTCAACGGCGTAGCGCAGGATGTGGTGGACAGCGCGAGCTTCACTGCCGGGGCGGGAAACCTGGCCAGCTATCCGGCAGAACCGGCGATCGGCGGATTCGACTACTCGATCGTGCCAGGCAATCTGGGCCAAGCGTGGCTGGGTACGGAGCCAGCACAATTCTTCAGCGTTACCGAGGCGTCGGTGATGTTGAAGAACGGATTGGACACGCGCGCGAGGGAATTCGGCTTTAATCTGCCGCAAGCCATTGCGCCGGGAGAACGCACGGTACAGGCCTCAATCAGGCTCTATTCCCAAACAGACGGCGCCACAGCGGGGCTGTATCAGGCGGCGCGGACGCAGACGCCGGTGAGCATCATGCTCCAGCTTGGACAACTGCAGGGCCAGTTGATGGGCGTGTACCTGCGGAAGGTGATACCCGAGGTTCCGCAGTTTGACGATAGCGCCAACCGGCTTCAGTGGACATTCAAGCCGTCGAGAGCGCAAGGCACGGTGGACAACGAAATCGCAGTCGCCTTTGGATAGCTATGACCTACGACAGCATTACTACAGTGGAATCGAAGGTCGCGCCGGGTATCAGCTTTCGGGTCTGGCGAATGTCCTTCGCCAGACGCATGGAATTGATGCAGCAAGTGCGGGAACTGGCGCGCAAGGCGGAGTTCCTTGCGGCGGGCCACGAGCCCGGGGAACGGATGGAAGCGGCGCTCATTCAGGCCGAGGTGGATCGTCTGTACCTGATGTGGGGACTGGCGGAGGTTCTGGGCCTGGAAGTGGACGGGGCGGCGGCGACGCCGGCGGCGCTTATGGAACGCGGACCTGAAGATCTGTTTCGAGAGGCGCTGGCGGTGGTCAAGGCGGAGACGGGATTAAGCGCGGCAGAACGAAAAAACTGATTGTCGCCTTCCATTTTCAATTCTCCAACCAGGCCGGGTGGAGGTGCGACACGTGCCGGGAATCCGGCCTGGAACTGAAGCGCAGGTGCGGCTGGCTGCAAGCGCCGCCCCACGACGATGGCACACCGGTGTGGGCGCGCCGGGGTGCGGCACTGGCGGAGTGTCC